CCACCTGCGGCCACCTCGTCGTTGAGCTGCGTGATGGTGCGGATCAGATCCTCGACGAACTGCCGCAGCTTGTACACGTCGTATTCCTTCTCGAACTGCGGTGGGTTCGGGAGCTGTGCCATTACACTCCTCCTCTCCGGCCATGTGGCCTCGCTTCGAGTCGCCACGTACCCATACGCCAGTCATCGCCCAGTGCATCGGATTCAACCAGGATCGAGATCTGTCGGCTGCGGATGCGTAAGGACTGCCGTTCCGTCGATGACGTGATCGTGAACGGGCCTTTGCTCTGAAGCGCAGTGCGTTGCGGATAACCACGTCCTCTGAGCGTCAGATCAATCGAGCCGGTCAGCTCCTTGAAGTCAGGGATCATCGCGCCGACGTGCATCATGTAGCGCCCGTTCGGGTCCACTTCCACGTCGCCTGATTCCAGTCGAGAGGACATGGCCTGGAGGACACCGTTCTCGTCGGTATCGTCCACGCCAGTCTCGTGCTGGAAGATCTTGCCAGCCTGGGTGCCGTAGGGGTTGCCTGCCAGGAACCGGGAGCTGTCATGGAATGCAGTGCGCTCGATGGTGCCGAAGTCCCACACGTTGTCCTTGTAGTTCCACTTCACGTAGCGATCGTTGGTCTCTGATGCTGCCGATGGATAGAGCCACCAGACCTCAGTGAACACTTTGTTGACCGAGCAGTACACCTTGTCGCCCTGTGCATCGTTGAGATCGTCGAACACTTTATTGCGCACGTCACACGGCAGCACTCGGAGCACACCGTCGTACATCAGGAAGTCGTCCTCGCCCATGAACACCACGATGCCGTTGACATCGACCGCTGCATTCGGGCCGATGATCGAGACGCTCTGGCCCAGGTGCCTGAGTCCGAACACCAGGGTGCCGCCGATGAACTGGAGCGCATGGAGCGATTCATCTGTGAAGATGATGATGTCGCCACGCGACTCGATCGCGGTGATGATCTGCGAGCCCACATCGAGGCGCAGGTCTCCGGCCAGGTTGGTCGTGGTGGCAATCCAGTCGGTGAAGTCCTCCGAGTCAGCCCAGCGGATCAGCAACTTATCCGGCGCACCAGGAGCCTGGAATGAGCCCGTGCCTGCACCGAAGGCAATGACGTGTCGGGCCTGCGGTGAGATCAGCATCCGCTGGATCGTGGCCGGAGCCGTGGGCACCACGACTGCCCGAATGCTCGCGCCTGCCGATCGGTCCCAGTGATACAACGTGTCCTCGTTCGGAGACGCCAGCAGATCCTCACCGAAGTTGTCCAGGCTCCAGATCCTGAGCGTCACCAGGATGCCGGTCCCGGCCTGACCAATGCCGTACTCCCCACCACCGTAGGGACCAGCGCCCCAGCCCTGCACCGTGCCACCGGATGCGGAACCGACTGGGATCTGGTACTCGGCTGTCACAGACGCGCCGCCTCCACCGACCACGGACGAGTCGGCTGGGAAGTCAGCCTCGATCGTGTAGCTGTTGGCATCGGGCACGGTCTGAATGATGAACTCCTGGTTGAGATCCAGTCCCGCCACGGTGGTGGAGCCCGAGAAGGTCACGTAGTCCCCGATCGCTGCTCCGTGGTTGGTGTCGTTGACCGTGACTTCCTGCGATAGCGCAGTGGTGTCGAACGGTCCCGACAGGGTTTCCGTCTGCCGCAACGGTGTGATGTCGGACAAGATCGACGCATTGACCACGTACAGCTTCACGTCGGTGCCGATCGCCAGCCACTGCTCATCCCCCAGATCGCTCCAGTCATGCAGTGCCCGAGCGAATCCTTCGTAGCAGTTCTGCTCCTGGAGGAACGTCGGGATGATGATGAAGCCGTTCGGGAACGGAGTATTGGAGCTGATCGCAAAGTCCGTCACCGGATCAATCGTCAGCGTGGCACTCGTGGTCTGGTCGCCATCAGCAAAAGTGTCCTGCTGTGGCCGGATGTCGATGTCGGCTGTGCCCACATCCTCCGGCAGCGCAGTGGACAGGATGAGTTGCGTCGAGGCGGCAGGTGCGTTCGCCAGGTTGCGGATGATGTAGCTCAGGTCGTTGGCGAAGTCGATGTATTCCGAGCCAGCGGCCCAGATCTGCACCGAGCTGGCCAGGGTTGCGTCACTGGGCAATGGGTCCTCGAAGCTGATCGTGCTCGCGCCACCTGTCAGCGTGGCCGAGAATTTCGTGTGATGGAAGCCTCCGGCCTGGAGCGCGATCGTCAGGATCGTGCCTTCCTTGAGGAAAGTATTCACCGTGGTGTCGATCGTGATCTGCACGTCACCTGTGAGCCCACCCGCGATGATCGAGGCCGGAGTTCCGGCGAACTCATCGGCCAGCTCGAAGAACACTGCATCTCCGAATGTTGCTGTGACAGCACCGCTGAGCACCGGCAGGAATGAACCGTCGCCACCTCCTGAAGCGACCGACAGTGCGCCCAGGCCACCTGACTTCGTGTCACCGAACAGGATCACCGGATCGTTGTCCTCGACGGTGATACTGGAATCCATCGTGATGACCGAGGCACCTGCGCCGTAGTTGACCGAGGCACCATTGAAGTCGGTGTTGTCCTCATCGGTGTCGATGTCGCCATCGGTGGTCCCGAGCGAGGCCAAGATCCAGCCACCGAGCTTCTCTGGCAAGCCCTGGCGGAAGCGGATCTTGTCGCTGTCCTTGTACCTGCCCTTGGTGCCACGATCGGTTGGCTCAGTGAGTACACCGATCGGGATGGGCAGCTCAACTGTTGGCATTCTGGTCATTGTCAATTCACCGAGTACTGCACCATGAAGTTACTCTCCACATCCCTGTCTTGGCCCGAAGTGAACACTGTGCCTGGTGAGCCCACGTCGGTGGGATCAGCGGAGAAGAACTGCATGTCCCGGCCAGTGCCAGCCGGGACCGTCATGTAGCACTGGATCGCGGTGGTCTTGTTGTCGATCACCGTGACCGGGAACTGCACAGTCGGGCCAGCGGTGTACTGGATCTCGGTCGGCAATCCACCGATGTCATCTGTTCGGCAGATGAAGGTGGTGTTGCCCACCGCGAGCAGACTGATCACTGGGAGGACGATCGACGCATACTGGCCTTGCTTGGTGTAGTGAGCGTTGAAGGCTGTCGCGGCACCGTCACCAACTACCGTGAACGGCAACTGCACCCAGTCGAACGCTCCAACGATCGCATCATTGTGGCCGAGGGTGTGCAGCCTGTTGTTGACTCCATCGCAGTACAGGATCGTCGGCGTCTGATCCTGCGTCAGCTCCACCGGGAAGATGCTGCCTGGTGTCGTGTAGATGATGTTGCTCGCTGGGCTGGTCAGGTTCCCCACGACATAGATGGCCGAGATCAGCGGGAAGGTGATCGTGCGCGTACCACCGGGACTGCCGGTGAAGCGCAAGTGCATCGGTCGCTGGTTGTCAGTCAGGCCATTCTGCGGCGCGAGCGTGACATCGCCCAGGCTGATCGGGATGTTCACGAAGCCAGCGATCGACTCATCCATCAGGTCAGAGTCAGCCGAGTTCCAGATCGTGCCCCACTGGTTGATGTTCCCCAGGTCCGTTTGGAGGATGTATCGAAGCAGTGCTGTGAATGTGTCAGCCATTATGCGTGTGCCGTTAGCGGGTACAGCGTGGAGATGTTGTACATCCACGCTCGATCCGAGGTGAGGGTGTAGTTGCTGCCATCGATCATGACGATCTGCCAGTCCGTGGCCGCTGCCTGAATCCTGAGCACCGAGGGTGTGTAGACCCAGCCGCCTCCGGTGTCCTCCCAGAGCGACACCGGGATGTACTGCGGCTCGACCGGCAGGATCTCCGCTGGCAACGTCCCCGCTGAGATCGAGAGATTCAAGCTCGTGGTGTTCCAGTTGATGTCGTTGACCGAATCGATGTTGATGTAGCAGAACTCGCCAGTCACCAGATACTCGACACCCGCTGTGGTCCCAGCTCCACCGTTGGCACCAGGAATGTCGAACGTGAATGAATCGTTCGGACTCTGCGGATCGGTGATCGTCTGCTGACTTGCAGCTATGTCAGACTGGTCGATGACATTGATCACCGGGATGTGGCCGATGTTCACGAACAGCGTACTGTTCTGCCCTCCATTGACGATCTCAGTACCTGGGCCAACCAGGGCAACTTCCTGATCGGTTTCGTTGATGACGAAGTACAGCTTGCTGACACTCGGGATAGTGAGCAGCCTGATAAACGGAGGGGTGCCGATGACGCGGAGGATCATTGCTCGTGCCTGGTCTGCTGCTCCGTTGTTGGCGGTCAGCACCACATCGCCAGCAGTCACATCGACCGTGGTGACACCAGCCACGCCAGCTTCCAGCAACGAGATCATGCCATCGTTGAGCAACGGTCCCCAGGAGTCGTCGTTCGCTCCGACCTCCGGCTTGGTCAGTCGCAGGCTGTTTGTATAGGTATCGACCATTAGTTCTCTGCCACGTTGTATTGGAGCCAGGTCTGTCGGATTCGACGCGCCGAACCGTTCTGCCATGCGTCGTTGAACGTATCCTGCGGGAAGAACTCAATCCGATTGGTGGTGAACACGGCATACGCATCCATCACCCCGATCGGATGTAGATCCTCCTCGATGAAAAGCTGGAAGCTCTGCGGTCGTTCCGGTGGAGTCGGGAAGCTCCCGGTCATGATGAACGAGGTCGAGGTCACGGTCGCTATCAGATCATCCCAACCGATCGCAAACGTGCTGCCCTCGAACGACCAGTAGACCGTCGTCGTCGCACCACCTCCATCTGTGATCGTGCCAGTGGTCTGCTCCATGTCCCCTGTGAACGGCAGCACCACGCCGGTCGCCTCCAGCAAGAATGCCTGATTCAGCGTCTCATCGATCGTGATCCAGCGCTTCGCAGGGAAAAACGGCAGCTCCACCGCGACACCACCTTGCGGCTTGATCTGGATGTTCTTCGGCGTACTGTTGATAAAAGCGTAGAGCTTCTGTCGGTTCGGCACGTTCACCGTGATGGTCCCGGCTGGTGGAAAACCGTCAAGCACGATACACATGAGCCGCGCTTCATTGGAGATCCCTGCATCGTCACTGAGCGTGTAGTCGGTGATGCCGGTCATGTCGATGATCGTTTGCCCAGCGATTGCTTCATCGGCCAGTTCGATGAACTGATCGTTGTGAGCTTCCCCCCAGATGTTGGGGTTCTCACCAGGCTCTTGCTTCAGGAGCTGTAGGCTGTCAGTAAATAATCCCATTACGGTCTGTCATCCACGGTTCGTGCTGCGTTAGCAATCGGAGTGTAGTCACTGCGGATCAGATCCCGCAGCTCCATCCGACGCACTGGCAGCTTCTCGCTGTAGAACGCCTTCCACTTGTCCACGTCGTACTGGTCGGACTTGGTGTACTGCTCTGCTTCGATCATGCAGGCATCGAGCAGGATGTCGCCCTGCTGATCCCCGAGCCAGGTGTTCTGGTTGGCCACAGCCAGCGCATCCGGGATCGAGATCTCCCGCAGCACCACCGGGTACGCCTGGTCGGGAGCTGGCGACACGAAGTAGTCGGTCTCGTTCAGCTCCGCGTAGTAGAGCGGCTGCGCGGTCGTGGCCACGGTCGGCTCGTAGTCGATGCACCACTCGTAGGTGCGGCGTTCCAGGTAGGTCCGTGCGCCACCAGCCACCGGAGTGATGTGGATCGAGCGAGTGCCCTGCCAGGTTGCTGGCTTGATGCTCTGCTCGTTCTGGTTGATCGTCAGCACGATGCCGGTGCGCACTCGGTTGAAGATCTCCAGGTTGAAGTCCGTGTACACACGAGTCTCGCCCATGGCCACGATGTTCGGCAGCTCAGCGATCAGCTCAGCGCTGTCGTCCTCCAGCCAGGTCTGAATCGCGGCGATCAGCTCGTCGTATGTGAATGCTACTGTTGAGGCCATTAGATTACATCTCCCAAAGCGATGCCGGTCCAAACTCCAGCAGTGTTGGCAGGGTCAGGTTCGTCATACCAAGTGACTCCATCAGTGCTGGCCTGGAGCACCGGGCCAGTGTCGTCGCAGGCCATGAACTTGCCCAGCTCATCTGAGTACACGACATCCCTGCCATTACCGGCCAAGCCACCGTCCACACTGGATCTCTGGGTCCAGCTCACGCCGCCATCGGTGCTGCCGTAAATGCCCTGGTTGCCGACAAAGATCAGCATGTCCAGGGCCGCAGAATAAGTCATGGCGCAAAGGTCGCCGGTCCAGCCAATGCCAAGGTCTGCACTGTTGATGTCCAGCGACCAGCCGCTGGCTCCGGTGGTGCTGACGTTGCACTCGCCACCTGTCTCGATTGCCACGAACCGATTGCGGGTTGTGTCATAGGTGCAGGCAACCACCGTGCCACTCGCATGTGCGCCCGAAGGCGCGGCCCAGGAGATCCCATTGGTGCTGTGCAGGACGTTACCAGTGGGAGAAGTTGCAGTGTTGCGACCAACTGCGATGGCATTGTTCCCTGATGGAGCGGCAGCGACATCGTGGACGGTCGAGCTGGCTGGAGTGGTGCGTGTCGTCCAGGTGATCCCATCGCTGCTGGTCCCGATCATGATCGTGCCAGAGTCACTCGCGCCTTTGATGAACAGGGCCAGGTCAGCCGACCAGATCACTGATGT